CCACAGACAGAGCCAATCTCCTCCGTCTGTAGGGTTTCTTTTGCCTTGAGGATGCCTCCCTCCGTCATTTCTTCCGGCTCTGGGAGAGCGATGAGTAGTTTGTAACCTTTAGGCTCAGGCAACTGCTTTGCAGTCTGAGTGTCTTCTTCGGTCATAATGTCCTTCCTGCACCAGAAGTCAGTGTCTGGCGTCACCATGCGTCACCTTATGTAACGAATTATTCGCGCTCCATCCTTTCATCTAGGTCTAGTAGCGTGCGCTCCGCATGGGCAAGCCCTTGGATAATGCCCACGTTTCGTGAGTATTCCTCCATGTCCTTGCACCCACCGATAGCGATATGATCGGTAACCTCGTTCATTTGGGTCCGAAGCTCCTCCTGAACTGCCTTTAACAAGTTATTGCTTGCGTGTTTCATCGTCGTCCATTATGTCCCTGACAAGACTGAATCCAGCCCTGAAGCCCTCAATTTCTTGTTGAGAGATGTCCCTGTCTTCCTGCATCGCCACCTTAGCCGCGATCTTTGCGCTCTCTAGGCGTTCCTGCTGATCTAATTTTTCTATATCAAGCATGACCTTAGCTTCAGCTTTTCCAGCATCGATCTGAATTCTAGCCATGTCTGCTTCTGCTTTTGCTATATCTGACTGCGTCTTGGCCTCTGCCTTTCCAGCGTCAACCTGAACCTTAGCCATGTCCATTTGCGCCTTAGCCATCGCCTGTTGTTCTTTAAGCGCCAACTCTCGCTGTTGCATCTGAACAATAGGATCTTGCTGTTGTTTGGCGTTTTGCTCTGCTTGCTCCATCATCTTGGCCTTACCTGTAAGCTGTTCAGCCGCAGGCACTGCCAGTCTGGATATACGCAGTTCAATATCTTCGGGTAGCCTTTCGTCTGGGCCGGGGAGTTGGACACCCAGTTCTTTCTCAATCTTAGACCTGTACAGAAACGCTACATGTTCTGCAATGTGCGCGGCGAATGCGGCCTCAATTGCCTTCTTATTCGGCGCTCTGGCAACCATCTTCATAATGTCTGGATTTTGCATTGCCGCCATGTGGACCTGAATGTGCGCCTCATGGTCTTGGTATATAAACGCCCTGACTGGCTCTCCAGTGATAATGTTCATGTTCTCTGTGACAGGATCTGTCGGCTTCATGTCGTTCTCTGTGGGAACGATCTTGTCTGCGTCTTGAATCCCCAAAATATCTAGCATCTGCCTATGCAAGAGCGGCATGTCGTACATCTGAGGTGCTTGAGCCGCTAACTGTAGTGCCGCCTGATACTGCATGATCCTCTGGGCCATAGTGCCTGCATTTGGATCGCTAACCGGGATGATGTCTACCCGATTATCAAAGTCCATCGGGAGGGCTTGCCCGTCATCGTTCTCGTAGGGGTAAACCTCTGGGCCGTAGTCCTTAACAAGCTCTGCCAGTATCTTGAGTTCCTTGGAGACTGCCGCGTGGACACGGGCTTGAACCGCGCTCATCACTTTCATCTCTCGCTCAAGCACTGCAAGCGTGGTGCCAACCGGCGCCTCCCCATTGATGTCTGAGGCTTTTACATCCGCCGCTGACGCGAATCTACGCCCCTCCTGCACAATATCGCCCAGCAACTGATAAAGCACATTGCTTGGCTCCTTGTAAGGAAGGAACGTGATGTTGTCACGGATGGCACCGCCCGGAACGTCTACATCTCGAAACTCTCCGGGCATGATGGGAGTATCATCGCCCTTGATTCTGAGTCCCCGAGACTTCAATCCCCCCGGTAGGTTGGCAAGTGTTCCGGCGTCTACTAACTGCCTGAGCAACGATGTTGCTGACTTAGACAGTCCGCCGATCATATGTACTAGGCCGAAGCCATAAAATCCCAGTCCGGGCAAATACTGGTAGTGAACGTAATGATCCCGCTTCATTTTCTTCGGATCGTCTTCGTACCAGTTGCGCCGTATTGAAAGAATTGTTCTGGCTGACTTGTCAATGGTAACGACATAGGGCAACGCAATCCCCGTAGGAGTTCCGCCGTCCTTATCCTCAAAGCCAATCAAATCAATATCAGCGTGCATTTCCAGCAGGGTGTGACGGTGATCGAACTCGTAGTTGTCTGAGTCTCCGGTCAGCCGGTCATACTTTTGCTGTATTTCTGAAATGTCTGGAGCAGGAGCCGGTAATTCTATGTCAGAGTAAAATCCCGCAACCTGTAACTTCCTGATTTCATTGGAAGTTTTCTTCATTATGTGGGTAGCACGTTCGCATGTCGATAAGTCGGACGCGCCGTAACTGACCACAAAGTCTTCAGCAGGAACAAACATAGCGCAGGGTCTGCCCATACTTGGATCAAAATAGACCTTACGAAATGCAGATCCTGCGATTGGCAGGGAAAACAGTAGCTTTTCCGTTTCTGTTCGATACTCAGTCATTCTCTGAGTGATCAGGTAGTTCAGGTAGTTTTGTACTCTGTGCGCCTGCTTGGTCTTGTCATCGGTAATCTTTCCGACGATAGAGGTTTTTACAGGACCGCTGGCGGGGTATATCTCCTGTATGGTCTGGGCCTGAAACCGAATGACTGCCTCTGACAGCATCGGGTGAAAAACGCCACAAGCCCCTTCCCACGGAGTAGACCTGTCCTCAAACTTTAGCCCTAACAAGTCAAGACCACGGACATAGGTGTCTTCCCAGTCAGCACGGCTCATCCTGTCCGCGTCAAACTGGGCAACTAGCTCACTGGCAAGACTGCTTAGGTCTCGCTCGTCCATGTATTCGGCTAGGTTAGAGCCGTGCTCAACCCCCATTAGCTCAGACGCATTGGGGTCAAAATCAATAATCATCCCCCCGTCTTCATCCATAACGCTTACGGACTCGGGGTTTTCGATTACGATCTCTAGCTCTTCGCCGCCCATCTCGGGCATGAACGGCGTTGCTACGCGGTCAATCGCCATTTAGAGGACTTTGCCGCCCTTGAAGTAGCCCTTGGTCTTGGGGACTTTTCCTCCCGCCATCATCTTGCCTTCGCCATCTGCGGCAAAATGCGGCACTTCTTGGCCTTTGTCGTTCGTGACCATCTTCATCTTGCCGCCACCAGACATGCCTTTGGTTTTCATTTTCCCGCCACCCATCATTCCTTTAGGCTTCTTCATCTTCATCACCTGCGTATAAGTTGTCGAATACTCTGTTTACGTCCAGCGTGTAATCCAAGTCAGACTTAGAATAGTGAATGTGCTGGGACGGCCTGAAATCCGGTGCGCCTTCTCCCACTGCAAACCACGCGGGGTGTGTCACCCTGACGCGGTTGTTGGGTAGAGCTACAATGTTTCCTGTCCACGGACCCGCATCCAAAAGCTCCATCACATGACTCTGCTTGTGTTGGGCAGGGTCATCTGCAATTTCGCTTTCGGTATAGTCCACCGTGAACATGTATCTGGCGGGGTAAAAAGCCCCGTCTATCTTGGCAATCCAAGGGCACGGTGTCGCCCTATCCAGAACGAACACGCTGTGCTCCCTAGAGGAGCAGTCCCACGGCTGTGCCGCATAGACCGGCATTGGCTCAGGCCACTCCTCAAAGGGGGTGTCTCCAACCAAGGCTGTGATGGGCATCCTTGCCCACATTGCGCCACCGTGAACATTTGGCTCTTCGGTGTCGTAGGTTTCAGCGCCGGTAAAGATAATCTGGAATCCAAGGCATCGATTCGGCATTGCTGTCACTGCAATCGCCATAGCGTGTAGAAACTCGCCATGATATTTGCTGTGGTTGTGTGTGTATTCGCGTCTTACCCAGCACTTAAAGTGTGGAATGTTGCTTTGCAGGAATGCCATTTTCGCCGTAAAACCTCCGTTCCCACGCCTTGTGCCGCTGAATCGGTATTTTGTAGTACGGCAAGAATCGCCCTATGTAGATGCAAAACTTGTTCAGCCAATGCAGAGGCAACGGGAGTGGCCTAAGATAATCAATAAACAAAACCACCCTGATGTTGTCCGTCAGGTTGATCGCAAAATGCTCGTAAGTGTCATCAAAAACAACGACCTTACCGTTTTTCCAGTGATACTCTTCTCCCATCACAGATAAAACACATCCTTTACCATCTGTTGGGATGTCTACTCCAAGGTGCATTCTCAGCACCCCAGACCACGGCCCCTCATGGGGTACAAGCATTTTGTTTGAGTCGAGAATAGAGAAGTAGGCCGAAACAAGGTTTTTGTCGCTATCGACAATTTCCATCGTCTTGGGAAACAACTCACAATTCCGATCAAAGCGCACATTATTCGCCTTGAGAAAGAACATTCTCCACTTGTCATCATTCGATATATAAGTCTGCTCGGGACTTATGTCTTGAAATAACGGGAAGTCCTGCAATCGCTTCCTGACCCGATCAAACTCTCCGCGAATTACGAAGTAGTTCTCTTCCAGCTTCTGGGTAATCGGGAAGTCCGAATTGTCAAAGTAAGCCGGGTCTCCCAGCTTAGATTTTCTTCTGAACATTGGTCTTAACCAGCGCTCAAACGAATCGACAATGTCATGCCAGCGATTGATATCAGTAATAATTTGCCACCCTGCCGTGAGGGTCAAAGTCATCTTCTTCGTCAGACCTGAGCGCCACGAAGCCGCCCTGTCTGAAACGAAGAAGTGCCTGCGTTGAAGAGTCCACTAGGTCGTCGTGTTCCCCAGCGGGAAACGCGGCAAATTCCTCTACGACCTCTTCAGCGAATCGGGTCTCTGGCGCCCAAACGACACCAGATGCAAACAAGTCAGCAACAGCGTTAACTCTCGCTATCTTGTCGTTGCCACGCGACGGGGTATATTCCGAAACCGGAATCCCCATCGCCCGTAGCTCGAATATAAGCGGCATCCCTGCCGCCTTTCCTTCCACGATAAATGCGTCTGGTTGCATTTCTTGCCACATCTCATAAGCCGTTTTCTTTAGCTCAGGAAACTCCAGACGTTCTTTGTAGGCATCCAATAGGATGACGTTGGGTTGAGCCATGCCATCATCATCAGGATGATAAAACACGCCCCACGTTGTGCAGGCAGAGTAGTCTGCCCGTTGGGTTTTCAAGAAAGCCGTGTCCCATGACTGAATCACGAAATCACACGGAGGGGGTTGGTCTTTCTCCCAGACCTTCCACCACTCTCTCTTGATTAGTGCGCCCTCTTCGGACGTTGGGTTTTGCTGATACTGCGCGTTCCACTTGGGGGAGGGCAGTTCACTCCGCAGAGCTTCAAGCTCTGTAAGGCTCCAGAACTCAGGCCAAAGGGGCTTTCCCGAAGGCATCAGTGCTGGAAACTCTATAACCTCCCACTCATCGGAACCTTGCCGTTGAGCGGAGGACTTAATGATCTTTCCGGTCAGATCCCGCATATGCCAGCGGGTCATCACGATCACGATAGCACCCCCCGGCTGGAGACGCTGTCGTGGTCCTGATGTGTACCAGTCATATGTCCTGTCAAAAACAGCAGGGTCTGCTGACTGGCCCTCCTGCTCTGAGTGCGGGTCATCGATGATCAGCAGGTCTGCACCTTTACCTGTCACCGCCCCGCCAACCCCGATAGCGAAGTATTCACCGTTCTTGTTGGTGCTCCAGCGTCCTGCCGCCTTTGAGTCTGCCCTTAGCTGTAGGCTGGGAAAGACTTTCTTGAAGTCCTCAGAATCGACAAGGTTTCTGACCTTTCGGCCAAATCCTACCGATAACTCAGCGGTGTGCGCCGTCTGAATGATTTTTTTGTCGGGCATCTGGCCCAAAAACCATGCTGGTAACAAGTAAGAAGCAAACTCGGACTTGGTGTGCCGTGGCGGCATGTTGACAATAAGCCGCTTTAGTTCGCCTCTAGCAATGCGCTCAAAAGCCTCCGCCATGATCTTGTGGTGCCTGCCCTCAATAAAGGCGGGCCACATATGCTTCACAAAGCCCATATAGGTGTTTTGTGCCTGCTCCACCCCTTTAGCTTCTTTTGCCTCCTCCAAAAGCTCTGCGGCTCTAAGCCTAACCTCTGGAGATGCGCCCTTTAGCTTCTTGGCTAGTTCGGGCGTGATCAAGTCTGACATTAAGCCATCCGTGCTGTTTTAGTGCGCTTAAATGACCTGTTCTTTGCTTGAGATGCCACCTTGAGATTGCTCTTCTTGTTAGAGCCGCCCTTTGCCAGTGGCTTCTTATGGCCTACGTCCTTGCCATCGCCTTTCTTGACCCTACCTTCTTTCTCCATTAAGCGCCTAGCGGCCTTCCGCTTGTCGTTGTTTTTGCGCTGTTTGGGGCTGGATTGGTAGTTGTCGTATTCCTTGCGGTAGTTACGTCGCATACGCACTGAGGTCTGATCCATAAGGTACGTTGGCGTAACCGCCTCCGGGCTGAGAAAATGGCCGACCTTGCCTGTCTATGCCAAGTGAGTCGAGGTAATACTGGTAGTCTCTACTCGTACCCATGCCGACTCCTTCTGGCCCACCTCGGCTATAAGCTAAGTTTAAAAGACTCTGTCGGATTTGTGGGTCAGTAAATTTGCCTTCGTCATACATTGGCCTGTATGTATCATAGCCGCCCACAAGGCGTCCCTGCTCCTCATTAAACCTACCCCTCGCAGGATTGCGCCCAAACAGGTCTTGAGTTGCGCTAAACATAGGCCCGCCAGACTGGCTTGCGTTGTAGTATGTTCGGTCAAGCCCTTGAGCGCTGGCTATAAGTGCGTCATTTATATCTTCTGGAGCTATTCTTCCTGACTGTATCTCGTTTTGAAAATACTCTGCCCCTGCGGGCTGTGGAGTCCTGTTAAAAAGGTCTTGGTAGCCCTGCGATATTTGGGCTGAATAGTCCGTTGGGTCTGGGGATTGAGTCGGCGGAAAATCCGGATATTCGACGATCGGTGGTAGACGTGGAGAATCAGGGCTGGGTAATGGGTAATGGTTGGGGCGCTGGTAACCGCTATAGGGGCCAAACCCAGAAGAATACCCTGACATTAGCCCCATATTAGGC